TACTTCCAGCATTTCTTCATCAAGCGCATATGTAGAAGGTTCAGTAAACCAGTTATGCACGACCGCAGTCCCTTCTCCTACTTGATAATCATGCGCAAACGAATAAAGAGCAGCTGAGCCGACGACTCCACCTGGCCGGCGCGACGCGTCAACTAATGTTGGTTCTGCCAATAAATTTTGTTCTGATAAAATACTCATTTACGCTCTCCTAATCTTTCTTGTCTTTATTTAAACTCCATAAATTCCTTCATTTTTCCACTCACCATCAGTATACATTTGATGATGATCTATTATATCTTCATATCCTGCTGAAGTCTGAGTAATAGCTCCCTCAGAAGCAGGGTTGGCTATAAATCCAGCAATTTTACTATCATTAATAGTTTCATAACCAGAACCATCTTTTCCAACGGTGCCGCCTCCATCAAAAGTTTGACGATTGTCTGGATACTTATTTCCCTCTGCATAATAACCATTTAACCCCAGTGTTCCCGTTCTATCACTTCGTTGTGAATTAGCTATTCGTGCCGTCGCGGCTTCTTCTGCCCGGTTAAAGCTACCTTGATCCACAGCCACATTATCTACTTGTTCCTGACGAAGAACTCTTTCGCTCATTACAAGCTGGTCTGATAAAATACTCATTCAATTGCCTCTAAAATAATTTTAAATTATCTTTCATTTCAAAACTAAGTAATACATCTTTCAAACTTTTAGTAGAAAATACTTCTTCTGTAGCAATATGCTTTAGCTTATCTTCTACCAAATCAATCTTGGTGCGAATCTGTTCATTATCTATTCTATCTTTACGGTCAGCAATTTCATCTAATATATTCCCAACTCTCTTCTTCATCCAAGCACTAAAATCTCTTTCATCCTTCGTAGTATAAAACTTAACCAGACAATCTTTTTGCTCTGTAGTTAAGAGTTTACCATATCTCTTATCAAAGTTCTTTAGTGCAATAGCCAATGCCATTTTTTCTGTTTGAATCTGTTCTTGAGATTTGTCTGTATGATGTGCATTTGCTTCTTTAATTCTCTTGGCCTCTTTATTTTCAACAAGATGTTCATAAACATTTTGTTCACATACCAGCCGGTCTCTTGAAGAAAGATACTGACCACCAAATTTAATATCACCCTCATTCACCAAAATATTAAAACTAGCAAAAAGTTTATAATTAGGAACAGCTATTTTCATTATCTTCTTGCGATCACAGACATTACTAATATCTTCTAGAAGTTTAGAATTTTCAGTATATAATAATGAAGGGTTAACCGTGAGATTATATTCTTTCATCAAGTTAGAAACGAAACGAGTAGCATAATAAGGATTTCGCGCCTCGCTGTAAAGCAATTGCGAATATATCTTATACGCGTGAGAGATCTGAGTCTCTGCCATAAAATGTTTCTTAATAACCTTAAAAATAGCTTTTGCCGTTTTATGATGACCCTTTGAGATCTCATTCAATACTGCATGATTAAGCAACTCAAATAAGATGCCCACATTTCTCTGTTTGTTATGTTTCATCCTAATCCCCACTATTGCATAGTATCCCTTGAAATAAATATACGCCGACTAAAGTAAAGTTAATTTTTAAGTGACTTCAGTGACGATAAAGTTGACTCTTCTAATTTTTTTTCTTCATGGTCTTTTATAAGATTTCCCATCATATCATTTGCTACATGGTCATACTTCATAATATCTGCAATAGTTCTATCAAACATATCCGTCTTAGATCTACGATTTTTATTTTTCTTTCGTATAAAATCTAAAGTTTTCTTCATCTCTTCATCTTCTGGATCATTAAGCTTATCTTCTAGCTGGCTTTCGCCATCTTCATTAAAGAAATAATTTTTTGGATATCCAGGCATCTCTCTTGTTCCAATAGGATCGTAGGGCATTGCATCTTTAGTATATTGTCTAGTATCATTCTTATCATGTCTAGTATCATTCTTGGCCTTCACCTCAACCTTGCTTCGCCCATTTTAAGCTGTTCAATAAAATGTTCCTGCTGAGCTTCTTGTTCTGATTCCAACTTCAGATCAGCAATTTCAGAATCTGTAAGTTTTAATACTTCTTTCTGGATATAATACTTTGAAAGTAATGCTGAATCAGCCATATTATTAGCTGCGTCAAAACGACTGCTCATCAACTCAAGGTGCATCATTTCAGTAACAGTAGATGGGTTGGTCAACCTCAAATCAAAATTATAAATCGAAGCTTCATCATACCCACGCAGATAAAGATGGACAAGTGATATTTTCGCCAATTCACTAACGACGATCTTTTGGATTCTTTGGATAGTTCTGGCAAACTTAATGTCCTCTTGAGCCAACGTAGACTTACCTGAAAGATCTTCTTCGGCCGTAAGATAAGACTTTGGAACTCCAAGAGAAATAAATAACTTATTCTGTAAATATTCAATATCTTCAATTGCAGATGCATTCTCACCTCCTGGCAACGTTTCAATTCTGCTTCCTCGATCTCCGCGAACTGGAATAAAGAAATCTTCCAAAATACTTTCAGGATTATATCTATAGTCTACATTACCTGTAGATTCCGCCGTTACTGGTATTCTCTTTAACTTATCTCGTGCATTTTGCATATAAGAATCCACATCTCTTGGCGGGATGTTTCCTACGTCAACATAAAATACTCTACGTTCTGGTGCTCTGCTAATACGATAAATTAACATGGCATCTTCAGCCATTAGAAGCTGTTTCCACACCTTACTGAACCGTCCACTTAAACCTTAAACTATTAGGATCATTATTATATCCTTCTTCTCTCTCAATCTCACCCACGGGCATTGCAATTGCCCCTAACACACCTTCTTTATCTACAATATCTAATAGATTAAACATATCACCATACTTACACATATTGCGAATCCAAGTCCACAAATGAAAATCTAAATCCAAACGCTGATAAAGCAATTCTTCTAACTCATGTATAAGCTTATCATCATCAGATACGATTTGTAGAATTTTTCCATCTTCTGCATAAGTCATCGAATCATCAGCGTAAATATCTAATGCTCTCGTAATCTCTGGGTAATGATCCATCTCTTCATAGTCTTTAATTCTCTCAAACCTTTCTACTCCACCAATTAAAGATTGTTGATAAAGTGCAGAAGAGGCTCGTTGAAAAGTATCAAAGGCTTTCTTCTGTGCTTTTATACCAGGCCGTTCTGTGGGAACCTTGTAAGCTGCTGAGCCGCCCTTTAATATTTTCTTTAGTATATCAAATCTATCTGCCATTATTCACTATCCTTGTATAAACGTTTTTCTCAAACTCAAAAAATTGAGTCCCCCCGGATTTTGGTTTTTCCACTTTTTACTGTTTACCACCAGTTTGGGTTACAAAAAATAAAACCAAACCTAAAACTACAGGAACCAACCCTGCAATGCCACCCCACACACCAGCCTTAACTTTAAGAGTAGCTATATCTATTTGTATTTGTGTAAGCTTACTTTCAATCAAACCAAACCTAGTATCGTGGTGATCAAGTTTATCTATTACCATCTTTTCATATTTACTCCAGCCGTTATCCCCTGCCATTAGCTCATCATCCAACGTAAATCTTCGCGATGGCCGTTGCCCGTATCGAAGGTAAATTGTTCTTCTTTCTTTTGTTCGTCCGTCTTATAAATACCAAACTCATAAGGTGTAGATGAAAAATGTAATCCATTTAATAGCTCTTTAGTCATATCTTCATTGTGACTATTAAATTTTAAGGTAGTAGCTCTTACATACATTCCAATAGCCAACGCCATTACTAAGTCATCATTATAACTATCCATAGCCTGAGGTTTACCATTATGAAAAACAAAAGTTTCTAACTCAGCTAAAGTTCTTTTGGAATGTAAAATAAATTCATGAGTTCTTAAGTCTTCTTCCATACGAGCTACACACACTGGTCGTGTTTTCATGCTCGTCGTAAAACCAGCCACTGCATTTTTGGGTACATTGTAAGGATCATAATATAGTTGATTAGAATTACTTTCATGAACTCTAGTCAAATCCTTTATCGTCCAATAGAGATTTTTATATTCCATCTCTATAAGCTTCATTACTACATGATGACCCATAGAGGCATTTTCAACAACAATATGAGCGTTATTAAATTGAACTGCAGTATTATGAATAAGATGCGCATACACATCAGTATTAACTTTGCCTTTGTATTCCGCTACTTGTTCATATTTTTCAACATCGAGAACGTGAAATGCTGAAAAATCATCACCGTCACCTCTAGCCACATCCGCGCATAACAAATATTGTTTAGTATAATCAGGATACTTCCATGTCCACAAATTTTTATCAATCCAAGTTTTTTCTTCGGGTTCTCTTAGGAAGGGCCGAAAACCATCATCACTTACTTCTTCTTCAGTAGGGTGGTGTTCATACCATGATAATGCTTTTAAACTAACTACATTATTACCTGACTGAAGAAAGTCACAACCATGTTCTTGTGCAAACGCTTGATCACCAATTGTTTTTCTTTCTTGTCTGGCCCATTCTTCATCACGTTCTGGATGCCTACTCCAAGGAAGAACAATCGGATTAAAGGATATATTTTTATCTCCTACTCTTTCACTTATACCTGCCTCTGCCTCAATATAAGATTTATGAAACCAATTTCCAATGCCATTAGGCGAAGATAAAACAATACAATCGCCACCAGTAGCTAATGTCGGTTGAGCTGCAGTCCAAATAGTATCCATAGATTTTATAA